CTAACGAAAGAAGCAGTAAGCAATGAAACGCTTACAACTTTATTCAGCGAATCATTTGAATTCGGTGACGATGATGAACTTCTTGAGCAACACGCTCAAACTATATTAACTTGGATGAACGCACAAGACTAAACAGATATGAAAATCACTAAAATTTACTACGGCCTCAGCGATAGCTGCCGATGCGGATGCAACGGCGCTTACTACACAGAAGATGACCAAGACTTTAACTATTGGATCGGCCAATTCAACCGACTGCGAGATGAACAACCTGACCACTACGTCAGCGAAACCGTAAAGACACGAATTGAAGAGGTCACAGCCAATGAGCATCTAGATACTGTTCTTTGCGCTTATCGCGAAAAAGACCATTCAAATTCTTTAATGACCAAACTAGCAAATTGGAAATAATGAGAGACGACGGACTTGAACACGAATTGGTGATCAACGCGATAATCATAGCAGTATTACTTTTAGCGCTATTCATACTATGAAGTTAGAAGAGCGCATCGCTAAAATGCTCAAGAAGCATACTCACCTGCAACACGACGACAACCTGTTGGTAGCCAACGTGTACTCCGAACTGTATCCGAACAGATATGCGTTCAATCAATTTCTTTATAACTTAGCGGAGGGCAAAGTGCCTACGCATTCACAAATCGTAAACATTAAACATCAAATTCAAAATGGATAAACCAACAATGTATTTTTATGACATTCAGACAATCTGGGCGTCAGACGGAGAACTTCATATGGAGGGAACAAACGGCACGGTCACATTTAATATGCACACGATGGTCGATGACCTACCAATTATAATCGATTATTGTCTCAAAAATATTGACCAGAGAAAAGGGCACATTTTCGAAGCAATCGACAAACTTAAAAACAAATAAAAAATGAAAAATCTATTTAAATCATTGGCAGCGTTTCAGCAGGAATGCCCCACAATCCACAAAGCAACGCAAGGCTACGGCTACACATACGCCGACTTGCCTGCGATATTCAAAGTTATTAATCCGCTGATGAAAAAGCACGGGCTTGGGTTTATGCAGGAACTTCACAACGACAGTATAATCACTACAATCTTTCACGTTGAAAGCGGAGAGATGCGGGAGTCAAAAGCCAGCATCCCACAAGGCGTTCAGCTAAAAGGTATGAACGACTTTCAGGTCTTAGGATCGGCGATAACCTACATCCGCAGATACGCATTAAGTAGCGCACTTGGATTAGTCACCGACAAAGACATAGACGCAGCAGGCGAGCAGATTCCTCAACCCAAAGTAAAGGCGGCGAAGCCTAAACTACTCAGAGATGTTATTAGGGACGGATATCCCGTTCCTTCAGAGGAATGGATCAAGGCGCGAGAGTTCGTAATGGACGGCGGCGACATTGCCAAAATCACAGCTAAGTATGACGTATCGCCTACATTAATTCAAAAACTAAAAGCACTTTAAAATGGGAAGCCAAACATATAACGGATGGACAAATTACGCTACTTGGCGAATTTCACTAGAACTCTTTGACGGATGGGTAATTGAAGGAGATTCACCAATAACACCCGAAGAGGTTGAACAGGCAATTGAAGAAATTGTCTTCGAAGAAACAGAAGATCAAGTAAACCAATTAGCAAAAAGCTACGCACGAGCATTTCTACACGATGTCAATCATCACGAAATTGCAGCACATATAAACGAAGATCGTAATTAATTAAAATCAGTAAAAATGGAAAATGAAAAAGTATTCTTAGGCAGAATCAAAACAGTCGAAACTCAGTATGGTAAAATGACCAAGATCAGCTTTGGGCCGAAGGACTTAGAGGTCTTGCAAAAGGCAGCCTCAGAAACAGGGTGGTCAAATTGGACGCTCAAAGAATCCAAAAGTGGAGGTCACTATATGGAGCAAGATACTTGGAAACCTGAACGTCAGGAGGTCAAGCCAGCAGCCGCTAACGCCGAAAATAAGCCAGCCGATGACTTACCATTCTGATGAAATAGTCGAACTACGCATCCAGCTTCCGCAATTCGCGGAGGCTTTGCGGCAGGCGAGGCTAAATTACGACGCGGTTGTTGAGCAGCTTGAAAAGCTAACGCACACCAAAGTAATATATGATGACGTTGTCAGCGACGAGGTGAAAGCAGATCGAATATTGCGAACTGTTTCAGACCTTTCAGGCGTTCCAATGTCAACAATGTTGAGCGCGAACAGGCACAGATCAGTTGTAATTGCGCGGCAAGTTGCAACGTATCTAATTAAAGAAAACACGCAATACTCCTTAGGTCGAATTGGTCAGATTATCGCCACAGGTAAGCCCAAAAATCACGCAACAGTAATTCACAGCGTTAAAATAGTTCTTGATTCGTATTGGCAAGCCAAACACACCAACACCGAAACCGAAATCTACAAGCTGACTGAGCAGTCGAAGGATTTGATAACTAGCGATTACAAGTCTCAAGTCATAATTGATTAATTTTGAACAAAACAAACAAACGAAATGGCGAAGGAATTACCTTATTTTAAATTTGAGCCCAGCGAATGGGATAACGGCAACATTCAAATGTGCAGCTTCAACACACGGGCAATGTTCATTGAGTTGTGCTGCATTTATTGGATTCGAGTCGGAGATCTGCCCTATGCTTTAGCTTTACAAAAAGTATGTGGCGGCAATCAAGGACCGTTAATCGAACTAAAAAAACACCAAATAATCAAGGTTGAGGATGATTTGATAAGTATTAAGTTCCTTGACGAGCAGCTTGAAAGCTTCACCGAAACAAGGGCGAAAAACTCAGCGGCAGCGCGAAAAAGATGGGGTGGCAATGCGAGCGCAATGCGAGCGCATAGCGAAGGCAATGCCATAAGAGAAGAGAAGAAGAGAGAAGAGAAGAAGATAATACCATCAGTTGAGGAGTTTGTTGATTATTGCGTTTCAAAGCAGGCAAACGTTGATCCATCTCACGCCAAACTAAAATTCGATCAATGGGTAGAGAACGGTTGGAAGGACGGCTATAATAAACCGATTAAGGTTTGGAAGTCAAAAGCCAATGGAGTAATTCCTCACTTAAAAACAATCCAGCCGAAAGGCAAGTATCAATTAGATAAATCTCAATCTAAAGACTTTTGAAGCAAAGCAAAATAGATATTATTGAAATTATTAATATAAAGAATATGAAAATAAAAGAAGAATTTAAACAGTTAATACCACCATTAACAACTGAAGAATTTAAGCAATTAGAAGATAACTGTTTAGCTGAAGGTATAAGAGAAAAAATACTAACTTGGAACGGTTTTATTATAGATGGACATAATAGGTTTGAAATTTCTGAACGATGGAATTTAGACTATCAAACCGAAAGCAAACATTTTGATAATGAAGAAGCAGTTAAAGAGTGGATGATACTAAACCAATTTGGTAGAAGAAATTTAAGTGCTTACCAAAGAAGTGTTTTAGCATTAGAACTTGAAGATGTTTTTAGTAAAAAGGCTAAAGAAAAACAACAAGAAGCTGGTGGAGCGGTTCGTCAGAAATCTGACAAAGCGGTAATAGATACTAAAAAAGAACTTTCTAAAGTTGCATCAGTTTCACACGATACAATATCTAAAGTAAAAAAGATACAAGAAAAAGCACCAGAAGAAGTAAAAGCAAAATTAAGAACTGGCGAAGTAAGTATTAATGCTGCTTATAAAGAAATAAAGAAAGAAGAAAAGAAAGCTGAAAAAGAAAGTGAAAGAGATAGATTAGCTGAACTTGGAAGTAAAAAAGAAATAGAAATAGATTTTAGGCTCGGTGATTTTGAGGAGGTATTTAAAGACATACCTGATGGAAGTATAGATTGTATTATAACAGACCCACCATATCCAAAAGAGTTTATTGAAGTTTGGAGTAAACTTTCAAGAGTTGCTAAAAGAGTTTTAAAACCAAACGGATATTGTGTTGCTTATTCAGGTCAAATGTATTTACCAGAGGTTATAAGCCGAATGAGTGATAACTTGGATTACTATTGGACTTTTGCAGTTTATCACGAGGGACAAACACAAATAGTTAACGGAATAAATTTAATGTGTAGATGGAAGCCTGTTTTAATATTTCAAAATGGTAAAAAGAAAATAGAGAATACATTCCAAGATTATTTTATTTCAGAACAAAGAGAGAAACAAGGTCACGATTGGCAGCAAAGCAAGAGTGGAGTAGGTTACTTAATAGAAATGTTTACTAAACCAAATGATTTAATATTAGAGCCTTTTGCAGGAAGTGGTACAACGATAATAGCAGCAAAAGAAAAAGGTAGAAGAGTTATAGCTGCTGAGATTGATGAACAAACTTATAATATAGCAAAAGCATTAATATGACAAGGAAAGAAATAACAGGTGTAAGAGACCTTACATTTAGTGGTTGGGTTCGAAGAAAACTACCAGATTCAAGTACAGGTTTTTCAGCAAGCGATTTAGATTTTATCTTATGGAATTGGAAAACCAAAAAAGTAATGATGTTAGAAATTAAAACAAGAAATAGCGAACCAAAAATTGGTCAGAAAATTATGTGGCAAAATTTAAACAAATGGATGAGAAGAGGTATTGATGATGGATGGACATATTTAGGTTTTAATTTAATAGTGTTTGAGAAAACAGATTTTGATGATGGCAAGTGCTATTTAAATAATGAAGAAATAACTGAAGAAAAATTAATTACTCTTTTATCTTTAGAAGATTAACTAAAACCTATGAAGAATCCAATAATAACCGCAAGGCTCAAGCGAAGAGCATTAGCCCAGCAGCTGAGCGAGGCAGACAACTACATCATCATAATGGCGAAAGCTAATAAGCTGATATGTAATTCGCTCAACAAACAAGGGTTGAGCTTGATTGGAGCATTTCTTTGCGAGAACGATTACGCAAAAGAATTTATATTTGAGTACATTAAACAATACAAACTAA